GGCTACCCTATCTGCGGCTACAGTGTCAAACCTCCTAACTGTTTTAGGAAATATCTCAGCTGGAACCTCTTTGCTTACGGTATCTGCTGGGAGTGTAAGTAATGCGTTGACTGTCAGCGGTCTCGCAACCCTGTCAGCGGCTACAGTTTTAAACCTCCTCACAGTAGGTGGCAATATCTCGGCTGGAGCTGCTGTGACAACTATTTCATCCCTCAACGTCTTCAACGCTGCGACCATCAGCGGACTGGCTACGCTGTCAGGGGCAACGGTCCAGAACAATCTCACGGTCGGAGGAGTATCAATCTCTGCAGGGAATGCGACGGTGTCAATCTTATGTCTCAACGTGTCGCAAGCTGCGACCATCAGCGGACTGGCTACCCTATCTGCGGCTACAGTGTCAAACCTCCTAACTGTTTTAGGAAATATCTCAGCTGGAACCTCTTTGCTTACGGTATCTGCTGGGAGTGTAAGTAATACGTTCAACGTCGGAGGATTAGCTACCTTATCTGCGGCGACAATCAGCGGACTCCTCACAGTAGTCGGAAACTTAACCGCTCCGACGGCGAGTATTGGGACAGTAACCGTATCTTCCCTTGTAAGTCTTACTGCCATCAATAGTGTTTCCGTAACCATACAAAGTAGTCCTTTACGATTTATTGTTGGAATATCCAACAACCAAGTTGGAACACCATCCAATGTAAACTTATTTGGGAATCGAACAGGGTTTAATAACTCGGGGTCGATTGTGAACTTGATGGGACCCAGCGCCGGACTGAATAACACGGGATCATCAGTCAATGCGTTTGGTTTCAATGCTGCTCTTAATAATTCCGGAACATACGTCAATGCGTTTGGGTTCAATGCCGGGTCGGGGAACACAAAAGACAGCTTGAATGCGTTTGGAGCCAACGCTGGAATGGGAAACAAAGGTGTAAATCTTGTAGCGATTGGTTCAAATGCTGGGTCGAACAATACTGGAGATAACAATATTAGTATAGGCGACTGGGCCGGATGGAATCTGTCGGGGGCAAGCAACGTTGCCATGGGGTTCCGGTCTCTCGTGGACAACAGTGGATCAAATACGATCGGTATTGGATTCAATGCCGGTGTGTCTGGTGCAGCGACCAACTGTATTTACATTGGCCAGTATGCGGGGTTAAGCAATACTCGTGCCAACTCTATCTTCATAGGTAGCAACCCGGGGTATTCGGTGGCAGCAAATCATCAGTTTGTGGTGTATTCCTTGTCCATGCTTCCGCTGATCCAGGGAGATTTAAGTTTTAACCGTGTAGGTCTTGGCAAAGCTCCAGGGGCGTTTGCACTGGACGTATCGGGAACTATCCAGGCATCCAATGTCTCTCTTGGCAAGCTCAATGGTGTTACGTGGTCTCCATCAACTACACCAGGGACTGGAACAGTTCCTACCTATACTGGTTCATCTATAGAATGGCAGATTCCAGGGGCTGACGCCGCTGCATGGTCGACATTTCGGGCAACTCAAGCTGTGAATCTATCTGGATACGATCTCTCTGGAATCGTATCGTTCAATTCGCTTTCGGCGGTATTTGTATCGGCTAACCGACGTATTGGACTTGGACAAGGAGTTCTAACTGGAAATACAGGCACAGATGTTGTTGCGTTCGGAACGGCGGCGGGATCGAATGGATCAACCAACAATATGATATTCCTTGGAAGCAATCCAGGGTATAATCCTGCTGTAAGCAATGCGCTTATTGTATATTCTACCAGTGCCGGGGTGCCGTTCCTCCAGGGAGATGTATCGGGCAGATTACTTGGAATAGGTCGGGCTCCTCGGGCAGAGTATGCCCTTGACGTATGTGGAACAGTTGCAGCAAGTAGTTTTTTCACTGTGCCAGGGGCCGCCAGTACAATCGGTCCAGTCTATATCTCTAACTCTGCTGTAGGAATCGGAGCATTGCCGGGTCCTACCATCAAGCTTGATGTCCAAGGTAGTCTACGTGTTTCCAATATCACAACGAATGAGCCTTCAGCAACTAATACAATCGGCGGAATAACCCTCTCAAACACGACCTTGTCGGCTGCGACTGTGAACGTAAATACCCTGTGTGCTGGCCGACTGCTTTTCGGAGACGTGGTTGCGCTAGGATCTAGCTCCCTCTCGGGAAATACTGCGCAATACGCAAACGCCCTCGGATTCTATGCTGGATACGGAAACTCTCAGAGCAACTGCACCTTCATTGGAAAAAATCCGAGTCTAGTTAGTTCGGGAGCTACTGCGCCCAACACATTCCTGGTCTACTCCACTTCTGTGGCTCCCACCATTCAAGCAGATACCTCAAACAATTACGTTGGAATTGGAAAGGTTCCAGGAGCATACGCACTCGACGTTTCGGGAACAGCGAATGTTGTCAGTCTGAGTGCCCAATCGGTGACTACAAGTATTGTGAATACAAGCAGCATAAGGATAGTAAACTCAACCGTTGTCGGACTGGGATCCAACTCCCTCTCGGGAAATACTGCGCAACACGCAAACGCCCTCGGATTCTATGCTGGATACTCAAATACTCAGAGCAACTGCACCTTCATTGGAAAAAATCCGAGTCTAGTTAGTTCGGGAGCTACTGCGCCCAACACATTCCTGGTCTACTCGACCTCTACGGCTGCTCCCACCATTCAAGCAGACACCTCAAACAATTACGTTGGAATTGGACGTGTACCAGGAACATATGCCCTAGATGTCTCTGGAGCGATTCGGACGACATCCAATATCATCAACACGGTCAACGTCTCCGTCATCAGTACAAACACGTTTACTCTTTCTCCTACCAACGCTTCTACTTATTTCAACCTTGTATACGCTAGTGGATGTAATATTACAATTGCTTTGCCAGGACAAACTGATCTTGTTAGACCTATGACTTATTTGGTTGTTGGTGGAGGTGGTGGAGGTGGATCACGTAATGGTGGTGGCGGTGGAGCAGGAGGATATACAACTGGCTCATTAACACGTACTGCTGGAGTACAATACACTGTCACCGTTGGTAGTGGAGGTCCGGGAGGATCGGGCGCTGGTAGTGGGTCTGGAAACGCTGGAGGAGATGGCACTGATTCAGTCTTTTCGACAATAACAGTCGGCGGAGGTGGTGGTGGCGGACAAGGAGATACCGGTGCTGGAAGACCAGGGACTGCGAATGGAGGATCTGGTGGTGGAGGTGCTGGACGTTTCTCATCGGGAGGAGGAGCGGCTACGGGTACAGGTGTAGGAAATGCTGGTGGAGGGAACAGTTCAGGAGTTTCGCCCGGCGGGGGGGCTGCTCCATACATGGGAGGTGGAGGTGGAGGTGCAGGGGCGGTAGGTGGAGTTGGAGGTGGTTCTCCGAATACAGGTACTGGAGGTATTGGACGTCAAAATGATATTACGGGTACAAATCTATACTATGCCGGTGGAGGTGGAGGTGCAGGCGCCCGCGACACTACAGGAGGAACTGGTGGTCTTGGTGGCGGTGGAGCTGGTAGCGTAAATAATTTAGACGGATCTCCGGGACAAGCAAATACTGGAGGTGGTGGAGGCGGCGGCAACTTCCTCAACTCTACCCCCCAGCAGTCAGCAGGTGGAGTCGGTGGTTCCGGTGTTGTTATCATTTCGTACCTTTCTACATATCCAGAACTTGAAATCGGGAATGGACTGACACAAACGAATTCGATTGTTGGTGGTAACCGTCGTGTGTATATATTCACGGCTGGAACAGGTACTATCTCTTGGGGGACAGGTCCGATTCTTGAAGCTGCAACGGGAGCTTACTGGGTTATCAAAAATAACTCGCCTATCAATTATACCCTCAATTTCACGGGGGGAACCCTGAATACCGTTGGGGGTCCAACCTCGATGTATCTCCAAGCAGGAAACGGTCTGACTCTGATTAACTCGGGAGCCAATACGGTATATTACACGTTCTAAACTGTCAGCCCATCAACAATGAGTAGAATCACAGATACCCGAACAGTTGCAGATTTCCAAACGTTCACATTTTCCGGGCACGCACGCACGCTTGCCCATAAATCCCTCCTCCAAAGCATTCAATTGGGTCATGCCGATTATGCGTGTTACTGGACACTGGAACTCCTGTGCTCTGGACTTGTTCATTCGTTGTGGAATACTCTGTTTGAGGGCGGATCTCTCTACGTCCACCGCTGTCCCAATATGTTCACCTACCTCACATCGCAGTATGAACGGTTTGCCTCGATCGAAGACCGGTTCAGCATTCATACGATGACAGATATTCGCAACCACGAAGAGGCGAGGGCGCTGGTATGTGAAACAGCGGTAGCCTTGGCAATCGCCCGGAAACAGAAACCCATTGCACTTCCTACGATCAAACCCCTTCACGATTTCCAGCCAGAAACTGTGCGTGAAAATCTACGGGCAACATCACAGGCTGCATGCTTGCCATTCGTCAAGTCCGACGACCCGTACGAACTCAAGATTCCGTTTAACGAGTTCTGTTTTTCTATTCAGACTCGGGATACCCTACGAGCCCTATATTGGATGTCATGGATACTGGCATATGCCCGTGAACAGAAGAAACGGACGAAACAGCCTCTTCTCTGTGCGGAACGCCGCAATCCTTACGTGAATTCCAAGTTTTCCAAGGCGCTGGTCTGGATGTTCTGGGATGTCTTGAATGCTCATTCCAATACATACATTGAATCCCTGTACAAACTCTACTGCCTACGATGGGAACCCAAACTGTCCAAGCCCCGCCAGTCGCTTCTTTTGACGGCCATTGTCTTTGTCACGGAAACCCTGGATGCACGTGAACCCGCTAAACGAAATGAGCTGGAAATTAGTGCAGTGCTCCACAAGATCCCTCAGCTCCTAGAAACAATACAAGCCACTCGCAATACTTTCCAAGCTAGAGAATAATACACATATACGATGCCCGCCCCTACCGATATGCAGAAACTCCAGATCTCGGCGTTCCAGGGACTCCTATTCTATATCCTGGCCAATCCGATCACGTTCCGGGTCGTGGACGGTCTGTCTCGCTCGATAAGCGGCCCCCGGGTGTTTGAGAACGGTATCCCGACAGGCATCGGTCTGCTTGTTCACGCCGCCGTCTTCTTTGCCGTCACGATGGGTCTGATGTATATTTAGACCTACTGTGAATAGGAATACAATGTATACTCTCTCCAAGGTCTGGGAATCCCGCCCAGTTCCCCAGAAAACTTATAAAACGACGTTCCTTTGGTGTGGACTCCAGTGTCTGAATCCACACGAAAAGACGTGCCGAACATTCCAGCCCCAGAAGGACGGACTGGTAAAAATTGAAACGCATCCATATCCGAATGTCCTGGACAGGATCGACTATTCTGAAACAGTGAGGGTATCGGTATGGCAGGACGGATCGTTCACGGAGAACGATGATCTGTTTACGCCGGCGGGGCAGCAGCCTTCTTCGAAAACCACGAAGGGCAGCACTTCTTCACCTCGGCCAGGGCCACGTTCGCAACCTTCCCGACCTCGGCCTTCACGATCTTGACGGCCTCAATGACGTAGGGAAGCGCAACGTCGCACCATGTAACAAGCTGAGTCTTCTGCTCCTCGGATAGGGGGGATTCACGAATGGCCTTCTTGACTTCCTCTACAATGAACTTGGCCTTATCCTCATCGGAACGATCGGCGAGGATCTCTACCTCAGCGATCTTCTGAATGACAAACTTCACGAGCTCAGACTTGTTGGCAAAGTCAATGACGGCAGTCTTCGCTACGTCAATGGCAGTGGCAACGGATTCGGGTACAGGGTCAGACATGCTTGTGTTTAATTTTAGGTCTTACAAAACTTTCCATAAAATAACATGGAAATCTCGGATATTGTCTACCTTGCCTTTGCAACCATTATGGTGATTGTAGTTCTTCATATTGGAGTATTCTGGATTTCCAGGACGATCCAGGCGCCCAAGCCGAAGATCGTGTATGTCGACCGCACACCTCTCCCCGCCCTCATTCCTGAGCTCCAAGCTCCGCCGGCCCCGCCCCAGCCCCAGCCTCAGATTGTCCTTCCGCCTAGGGTAGAGCCGCCTCAAAGTCATAGCCAGACTGTTACGGTCCCCACCTTTATTGGAATGCCTCCCCCTGCCGCCCAGCCAATGCCTGAACTCCCCCCGCCCATCGATACCCGTGAAATGGATAAGGTCGGGTGGTCAGGGTCATCGGGAGGAACGCCGGCGAAGTAGGAGAATGCGAACGAGCGAGGGAACCCGAGTGAGAGTGATTTTGATGGTAGATGATTGATAGTATATATGAATAGACTCAAAACACTCTACGGATGGGATTCGGGACTTCGCATGACCCGTCAAGGTCAAGGATCGATTGGGGCATTCACGTGCAAATCCCCACAGACTAGCGGAATGCCAGGATGGCTGTGTCTTACCCGTGACGAATCGTCAACACCGGTAGCCTACTGGGTCCCCCGGAAACCCGATGCGACTCCTCAGATTTTCAGGGTGGTTTGGGATGAACGGTGTTTTGAAGATACAATCTTGCGAGTCGAATACACCTCCACACATATGTATATCGCAGATATGTGGATGTGGAATGGAACCCCTATGTTCAAGACAAAGTCGTTCGCACAGAGGAACGAGTTCTTGAAGTTGGCGATGGCGGCGTATACTCCGTGCCCTGCGTTTGAGACCCGCAAGATTGAGCACCGAGACAATGCGACCGATATTCGTGGATACGAGCATTATACGGATGCTCATGGCGAAAAGGGGATCTTTATGGAAACTAAGCCAGAGATCCAAAACCACGACAAGTATGAGATCGTTTCTACGGATATTCCTGACGTGTATAAAGTTGCGGATGTAGGATATTTGCGTGTACAGACATTGGCGCTATCCAAACATCTTCGCAGTCTAGGATCCGTGTTCACACTGGAGTGCGTCCAGAATGAAGACGGGACATGGACACCGAGAATCTAGAATCTAGTCTCTGTCCAATACAAATGGCTCGTGGTCGTAAACATACAAAAAAGGCTGGTCGCCGTCGTAGTCGTTCGGTCAAGCGTGGAGGCGGATACGGATTCGGCGGATCGATTCTGTCCGATCCTGGCCGCCCGAATGCTGGAAGCGCACTCTGGAATAATCAGGCGGGCAGCGATTGCGGCGCCAATCTCCAGGGTCGTGGCGGAAACAATATGACGGGTGGTCGTCGTCGCCGTGGAAAGGGGAAGAAGACGGCGGGTCGTCGTCGTCGTCACCGGGGAGGCACTCTTGCTCTCCAGCAGCCTCGGGCGGGATATACATTTAACGGCTCGGGCATTGCCGGAACGGCCGATACCGTTGCGGTTGGAAGCCCTGTAACGGTTGTTTAAATTCTACCCTAGAATCAATGAAGGCAAACGTGGATACTGCTGTCGCTTCTCTACTTTTGCTGGTGACCATCGTATTCCTTGTCCAGCGCCAGCTAGGATACCTCGCTGTCTGGCTTGTGCTGATTACCGCCGTAGTGGGATACGGCGTCCGCATGCCCCTGACGGCTGCCGTAACGCTTGGAATCGCCACGATTGCGGGTGTAGTTCTGATTTCAGGTCAGGCTCTCAAGGAGAACTACGAGAACCCTACGGAGAGCGACGAGAAGAAGAGCGACAAGAAGGACAAGGAGAAGCAGGAAAAGAAGGACCCGGAACCTCACAGCGATTCCAAATCGGCGAAGATCGAGGATTCTCACTTGGATGCGGGAACCACGGTTCTACACGCCTTCCAGAAACTGAACCCCGAACAGGTTTTGCAGATGCGTGACGATACGAAGGAACTCATGGATACTCAGAAACAGCTTGTGGAGACGCTCTCTTCCCTGGGACCTCAGGTCCAGCAGGGAGCAGAACTCGTCAAGAGTTTCCAGGGAATGTTCGGTGGCAATCTAACCGAGGTTCTGAAGCAGTGAGATGGCTGCCGCATACTTGAAATACTGATGGTTGCGATCGGCTGAATTAATTTTGATGAGTGGAAGACCAAGACCGTGAGTCAGGATTTTCCATGTATAGAGGGTTGTGCCGAGATGGTAGTGTTCTACCACCTCGCTCCAGCACGAGAATGCGCTCCAGAGAACTTGGAGAGACGATGCTGCGTAAAAAAGGATAGAGAAGGTGGACATGTCAACCGTCCCGCCGAGATACTCAAATAGAACTGGGAAGAAGAAGTAGCATCCCCAAAAGAGGACGTGCCCTACTGGCTGAATAAACAAGTTGGAGTATAGAGACATGTGTTCTATGAACGGAGCAGGGTTCACTTTCTTGTCGAGATCAATGTATTTCCACACGACGGCCGCATGATCGTGATCAATCATCTTTCGTAGAGGAGACGGCTGGGGGTGCCGGAACGACATCACCAATTAGAATACCCTCGGACGGAAATTCCAGCTGGTCAAACGTCTTGGGGTTGATATACACCCACTTCTCTGCCGGACAGTCTACCACCAAACGAAGAATCGGGATGGTCACACGATTACCCTCAACCACAAGGTGGTCTACCCTGTCCGTGCAGTCTAGTGCCTTGCCGTCTTCGCCGATGTAGCCAACAAAGAACCAGGGTGCCGTTACAGACTCAAAAACGTCGGGAAGCAAGTATCCCTGACCCGCCTCGTTCGTCCACTGAATCACTGTCTTGTGACTCTGGTGTAGTCCATGAGTCTTCCGGATATGGTGTAGGATAACATCCGCATCCACACGGCGAAGCTCATGATACTCGTCGGCATACTCCGAAACTCCCGTATCTAGGTTCGTCGCCTGCCACGTCATCGTCTCATACACTGGCGCCCGACGCGCACACCACCGCTCTACCGCCGCATAGACTCCTACAAGGCCGTAGATAATATAGGTCCCTACCCGCTCTACTACACTCTGCATTTGATAACTTACCATGCTATTGTGTAAATTAGAACGACTGTGTGAAGGTCATACGGTCAATCTGGAGTCCCATCGCAACGGATGTTGCGAGGGCGGTAACGATAAACGGACCAGCCATGATGAACCACGCAACGATTCCAAGATCGAGGCGGCAGAGGAGGTCGAGGATAAAGATGGTGGCTCCGCCGAAGAGGACCTTGGTACCAGCCGTAATCCACGCAAAATCGGCCACATCAAACCCAAGTTGGATAGCCAGGAAGAGAGCATACAGGAGAGCCGGGGGGCAGAGGTTCTCGATGAATTTCATTTTCGTGCTTTATGTAGTATACATAAAATATGACTACCCCAGAGAAGATTCAGACGGTTATGGACTATTCGGGAGCGACTCGGGAGGCTGCTGAGGCGATGCTTATCAAAGAGAAGGGAGATGTGATCTCTGCGCTCGTGGAACTGGCGGTTGCTCCCGTAATCTCGGGAACGAAGCATATTCCCCCGACCCCCGTAGTGAACGACGGCCATGACGCTGAGACGAAGGAGCGGATTACCCAGGGACGGATTATGGCGGATATGCTTAGCGCCTCAGCGAGAAACGACCTCCGCGGAAAGGCATCGCATTACCCACAGGCGCCCGGAGCTGCAAAATTGGCTGCGTTACCAGAGGAGCAGCCGCTGCCGTAGTTGTGACTGGGGCGGGATACATGTTCGCATAATCGACTAGTTTCTTCTCAACCTTTGTGAAATCGTTGAATATATCCATCTCATATGTTCGGTCATAAGCTTTCTTTGAATACTCAGTATACGTCTCGGGGTTATCAAGTGCTTGAATAGCCGCAACCCATTCGTCAAACTTGTCGTATGTGCACGCCTGCTGAGTTCCCTGGATCCACTCCTGCATTCCCTCTGAGGATCCAGATTTACGAGCCCTCGAATCATTCCGGTCATACGGTTTCGTGTGAACAACTGGGATGCCATTATACATTGCTTCAAACGCAACACGTCCCCAGCTCTCATACTGGGACGGGACAAGCATAACACGGGTCTTCTGAAGAACTGTGCGTATATCGTCTTGCACATCGATCCATTCGATGTTTGGAAGATGTTCAGGAACGTTGATCAGGTTGTAGTAGGGTCGGACACCCAAGAACTTCTTCTCGGGAAATCGCAGGGCAAGCTCACAGAACACTGGAAGACCTTTCAGAAGATTGGCGTTTACGAGAGTGATACAGTCTCCTGGTGGAGGAGTTCCACGCTCCTGAAACTTCACTTCGTTCTCGATCATGAGGGGACGCACACTCTCGCAAATCTTGATGCTTGAGGAGAGCTTTACCGTGCTCATAATATAGTTCGTGATATGGTCTGAAATAATCCACAGTATTTCAGCCCATTTTCCAAGACGGGGATATTCGTTCATAATGCTGTCCTTATCCTCGCCAAAATGCATGGTGATAAGAATGGGTTTCTGAAATCGTTCGTTGAGTTTCCTGACGATGTTTAGAAATGGGAAGTGGGGAGAGCACCAAATATTGGCACCGTTCAGTTCACGCTCCGAGATGCTGAAATGCTTCCACTGAATACCACGATACACACCCTGCTTTTCGGCTCCTCGTCGTCCGTATGTAATCACAAAATTTACGGTGTGACCACGACGTTGTAGCTCTTTGGCAAATACAATGTCGTGAAAAAATGCCCCACAGGGGTCTGGCATATGTTGTGCGAAGAACACAACTCTCATTTATTTATTAGATTACTCCGAGACAGCTTTATTACGAATGAGACGCGTGGGATCGCCGCCACGAGACCATGTCTGGACAAACCCGCTCGCTTCCTTCATGTCGTCACGAACACTCTGGAGAAGCGGGTCAAACTGCTGGGGGAAGAATTTGTCGGAGACCGTAGAACACTCCTTACGTGTTCGGATCGGGGCGCTCTGGATCAGACGGCTCTCAACATCCTTGTTCGCAGCCGAGGGTCCGCCGCCCATATTGGGAGTCGTAGCCCATGGGCGAGCGAACGTCTGCTGGTGTCCCTTGAGACGCTGCGTCCCGGGATCTCCCAACGCTAGACGGGAGTAGAGATCCACGTCGCACCCCCCACCTGCCGTATTACCAAAGTTGCCCGTGTAATTCATCGTGACGAACGAAGACGCAAAGTCGGCCACGGGGTCAAAGTTCTGGCAAGAGTCTGCGGGGCGGGCAGTGGTGAGGTAGTAGTCCTGATGGCTCTTGTTGTCACGGGCATTGTAATCCTGCTGCACCGTATCGTTCCTCTGGCGAGTCGGGGCATAGAACCATTGCTGGGGGTTGTTGGTCTGGGGCTCCTGGGACGTCATTATTACTTATGTTCTCTAAAAGATTTAGACATACTGCCACAA